CAGGAAATATTTGGAGTAAGCCCTGGTATCCTGTTCCTAAACTATAAAGTGCGTTTAAAATCTATATTTAATTACTACGGAGTAAGTGGAGGGAACTCTCTAAACGCATTCATAGTTTAGTGGTAGAATTGCCCCCTTCCAAGGGGTAGACACGGGTTCAATTCCCGTTGAATGCATATTATTTTTGAAGGATTTGTAATCTGTCAAAAATAATATTTTACTGTTTTTAATACTATGTATATAATAAAATGAGTTACTGGAATAAGAGAATTAGTAATATGCAAAGTGCTACTCATAAAAAAGTATTTAGGAATGCACTAAAACGTAATGGTAATAATTATAAACCACTAATGTCATTTTCTAATCCTATTTCTACTCCTATTTCTAATTCTAATCCACCATTAAAACGTTTAAATGCACTTACACCCCATAATATTACATCTCTTAGAAAAAAAAGAATAGGACAATCTAGCAAAGAACCAGGAGAACCCAGTCATCTTAATAGGCTTATTTATAGTTTCGGTGGAAGACGTACTAAAAAGAGAACTCGTAGACATCGCAAACATCATAAGTAAAGCCTGTACCAATTAAAAGCAGAGCTTTTAATACTATGGGCTTTACTTTAAAGTAAAGCCTGTACCCCCATAGAATATGCATACGGGGCATTTCCAGCACATCCTTTTCCATCAATATTTGCATCCCACATCATCATTCCTTTTAGCCCCTCTGACTTTGCAAAATCCGTCAAATTCAACGCATCTTGCAATGTTAATACATGATTCACATCATCCTGGCCACACATTAACCCCAAAATAATCTTATCCGAAGGAACCGACCAGTTTGTCTGATAATATTTAATATCCGATTGAATCTGATTGATATACGCATCAGTCAGCTTAGATCTATCATCAGTCGGCTCCAACCACAAGTCATATTCCATCGGTTGCCAAGCATCTATGCAACCAATTGTCATATTAAGAAGTGGCTGTTGATACATTCCTTCAGCCCATGCTTGCCCTGGTGTAGTCAAGGTAATATATAGTTCAGAATTGAGTGATCGCAATGTATTAATAATAGAAGAAGCAGTTTCTGCAAAATTGGCTGGAACACTCGATGAATTATCTTCAATGTCAAAATCTACTCCATCAAATCCACACAGTGTTAGAACACCATTGATATTCTCAGCTAATTCTCCAGGATATCCATACAAATCAGAACTTGCCAACCGATAAGTAGCGCCGCCTACAGATAAGCTAATTTTAGCATTAAGAGAATGTACCAGATTTACAATGTTTTTAACATCATCCATCGTAACAGAACCAAATCCAGGAATATATTGACTACTAATGAAATTGAAACTGGCAAATGCCAAAATAACACGAGTATTTTTCTGGATAACACCATGATCAATCATATCTTGAACTTGTGTCAACAGATCATTATCCCAATAAGTTATATAAACGGAAAACGACATTCCTGCTATGATTAGAATATAGCAAAATCTTTATATTATGTGCGTTCAATAATGTAAAGAATCAATTGGGGTATATAGTAATATGGTGCGTACCAGTCTTCCTGAATCAGAAACAGCGTGTCTTCATCCTGAAATTGAGGAAGCAATGATTAAATGGCTTACAACACGTTCTCATCCTGCCTTTTTGCTAATTGGTCCTCCAGGTGTTGGCAAAACTACTATGGTATATCGTGTATGTAAACAAGCCAAGTTCTGGATTCAAGAATTCAACGCAAGCCATACTCGCACAGGCTCCAGTTTTCGTCAAACTATTATGCCACTCCTTATGGAAACGGGTGTCAGTAAATGGATTCATCCTAGCACTCCTAATGGACGTGCAGTACTTCTTGACGAAATGGACGGACTTTCACAAGGAGAGAAAGGTGGTCTACAAGAGCTTCTGGATTATCTTAAGTCTAAGCGGTCTTTAGCCCAAGACTGTCCTTTGATTCTTATTTGCAATATTCTAGAGGGTCGTATTATGCAACAACTTTTAAAATACTGTGCGGTGCATTATGTAAATATGCCTAAGAGGGAGAAATTAGTAGAGTATTTTAAGAAAGATATTCCAGATTCACTCTATTTTTTAGGAGATATTCGCAAAGTATCACAGAGTTTAATCTATCAGGAAACTACTGCGCCATACGTAAAAGAGAAAGATATTGCCTTGGATCAGTCTATTCATGTTGCAATTCGCGCCGCATGGTTTACTCTATTTAAAAAATGGGATAATAACGATGAACTCGATTTAGAAACAAAAGATGCAAATCTGGCAGGGCTATTATTTCATCAAAATCTACCACTCTTTTTAGAAAAAGTTCCATATGAAGTATATGAAGAAATTCTGAATTATCTGCGTTGGAGTGACCGCGCTGATTTCTGGGCATTCTTCCATCAATGCTGGAATTTACTACCGCTATCTTATCGTTTAAAGCTAAAATATCCTAATCTGTATTTACAGGATTATGAACAACCGAGCGTCATTCCAGAACCATCCCAACTCCAATATACAATGGTTCTAACAAAACAGTCTGCTCTATTTAATGCCTGGAAAGAAATGAATCGTGTTGCAGCAGAGCATGATATACCGTTTAGATGTGTAACACAATGGGCTACACATCAAAATGGTAAATTATATGATACTCTTGGAATTAAACTTGAATCTCTGAATATAGATACACAATCTGCAGGGGTTGTTCTCGGTTCATCTGCTGAACCATGTTTAGCAAAGCCTGCTTCTGCTCAAAAATCGGTTGCTCGTGGTAAAAAAGTAAGCAAGAAACCGAAGGCATAGATAATCCCCTTATAAGTTCTACTTTTGATACAAATAATACATCTGTATTTCCATCCCTTAAATTTTTAATAGATTTACGTAATGAAAATGATGTAACTAATTCTGATTTTAGTCCTAATAATCGCATATCATTCAGTAAATCATAATAGATTTTATCAAGTGATATATAAACAATACATTTATCATATGTGTTCATTATTTCAAGACATGCCTCTTTTTTAGAACGTAATGCCGTTTCTCCTAATGACGATAAACATGACATCTTTGTAGTATCCAATGTAGTTCTACATGTTGGGCATTTGAATTGAATAAGTGTGTTTTGCAGAATACATTTAGCACAATACACATGGAAGCAACAGTTTATAATCGTGGGATATACACATGGATCAAAACAGATACCGCATTCATTTTCTTCAATCTTTCTAGTGATAATATCTCGTTTCTCTTCATGTCGTGCAGTATAATGTTCTTTTGTACTTGATTCAATTCCAAGTGCTTGAAATAAATGTGGAATATTTGAAGAACGTAACTGATTATTTCGTGCTAAATATAGACTTGATAGAGACTGCAGAGTTGTAGTAGCTTTACAGTGAATAATGGAGTGATTTATTTCAGGTATAGGAGTAATACGAATGTGTTCATTTAGATTTCTAAGTATGAGATGACCACGATCTGGATGATTGTATGAAAGATACTGTTTAATATATTGCGATGGAAATATATGTACATCTTCTGTTGTATTATCAAGAAGCATTCCTTCTAAATCTGAATGCATCGGTTCTTGTAAGAATAGTAGTTGACTTTTTTTAATAGAATTACGAAATATCAGAGATGTCCATTGATATGAAATAAACCAGAGAAATTGAAAATGTAATAGCGGATCGGATGATTTTAATTGAATAAAGAGAGGCTCATCCATACATATATTGTTCCATGTTATATTGTGTTTCGCACTATACTCTTGTACATGACGATAACATTTATTTGTAGTAAGTACAAATGTACTTGATAAAATCTTTTGTGCTATCCCGTCTTTTAATTTTCCACGTGTATCTATAACAACATATGAAAGAGTTGTGTGCTTTTTAATCTCATCTTCCCAATGACCTAATAAATTAGATGGAACAATAATAAGATTTGATGTATTTTGCGGATGCTTTTTCTTCTGTGAATAAAAATAGGGCGATGAATATTGTGTAAGTTCAAATGATGGGTATACATGAGTATCTGACGCTAAATATCCTAGGATTGCAAGTGTTTTACCAGAACCAGACGGTTCTGCTATAATACCTATTTTTGCTTTTATATCATCATCATCTATTCGCCGCCCTTCTGTCATTTGTTTTCTATACTCATGCATACCATGAATTAATGTATTTTGATGAGGATGTAAATGTGTTGTTATTCCTGCTATATTTAATGTATCTTGTAGTGGTTTTAATGTATTATTATACACCGTATGAAGTACACGTAGTACTTCGTTATTATTCTGCATATTGTTATTCCTATTCTTTACAAGTTTAAGTTGTCAGATAGAACTGATATAGCTCTGGATCTTTTACAAAATCTGCCAACTCATATACAGACAGACGCATTTTGTTATTTTGTAGTAACTTCTGTTTATCCACAGTATTATCTGTATGACAGATAACTAAAATAGTATCTTTAGAATCCAGTTGAATCATCGGTTGTGTATAGTTATCTAAAAAAGATATCTCCTCTGCTTTTGTTACATTTTCATCATACGTATGCTTATCTGAATATGATTTTCTCCACGCCATTGTACCATTCGTTGCATGATTTGCCATATATGGTCCAAGTGTATATATTTTATGCGTATCAATATAATACAAATGCATTTCTGATGAGCCTGCAAGATTCATTTTAGGATACTTATGAAATGCGTTAACAACAGATTGAATTCGTTGAGGTGGATAATAATCATCATCATCCATTGCAATTATAATTTGCCCTCTCGCTTCTCTATTCAGATAATTACGTTTAGCACCAATTCGTAGTTTGTCTTCCAATGCAATATAGCGAATATTGGGAATTGTTTTCGCAGCTTCTATGAAAAAATCTTCTACTTTATCAAAACCATCGTCCAAAATGAGCCATTCCATTTTGTTTTTTGGAAATGTTTGACTTGCATAAATCTTAATAAGGGCTGGAATAAACTGACGACGATTATATGTGGGTGTTACAATGGATACTTCGACTTCTGCTTCTACCGCTTTTGCCGCTTTTACTGCTTTTACCGCTTCTACTTTTGCCATTCTGTATTTATTCATTTAGATTCCTTAAATAACGCCATACATCCCTCTTTTGTCTGAACCTGTTCTAAATATTTCTGACGCTCCTCCTTCACCTCCCAATCTAATTGCAATTCATCATAATATAGCTCCAGCCAATCATACACATACTGTGCTTTTGACTTCTTTAACTCTTTATATAAATCTACTTCCCTTCCTTCTATATCTTCATCAATTGAAATTGTTCTATCATCCACCATAAGGAAATTACGATTAGCTACATCCGAAATTCCAAGGACATATCTAAATATGAGAGCCTGTATATAATCAATTTGTTGTTGTTCCGTTGATAAGGCATACTCATAATGAAATTTAAATTTATCCCAATCTACTACTTCAGTATCAGGCCAGACCTTACTGGAATGTATTTTAGTAGGGAGTGGAAAAGTATCAAATAATGAATCAAATAATATGAAATATGCAGGTTTAGAACGATCTATTTTATTCCGTGCTCCTAACGGGATTCCTTCTGGCCAGCGGTCTGGAATAAGACATTCCACAGTAAATGGAATATATTCAATATTATGCTTTTTTTTCCATTCTGTATTTGCAATAAGGACATCAATGTCTTTTTTATCTGAATAAGGACCTTTTATAACTACATAGTTATCTTGCGGTGTCTTTGCAAAGTAGACATCCATTTTTGAAGCAGAAGTTGTCAATTGTGTGCGGATAATAAATTCATAATCTGTTTCTTTTTGAATAATTTTACCAATGCGTCTTTTTGGGACTACTTTCTTCTCTTCTATTACTGTTTTTACTTCTCCAATAATAGGGAGTCCATCCTCCCAACGTTTTCTATCTTCATACAGTTGCTTCCATAAAGGATTTACAAACTCTGCTTCATTTTCTACATGCGCCCCATTAACTGCAAATTCAGTTAAAGATTTATTACGTCCCTTCTTTGTATGGCGATCTGCTACATAATCATCTATTTCAATTAGAATTCCAGCTCTATTTCTATCCCATGTTTTTGATGCTTCTAATGCATCTGATGCATCTGATGCATCTAATATAGGGAGAGTACCATCAGGAATTATTCCTAATACATACAATAATGGAATTAACCAGCACAAGAATCCCTCTTTCATATCACCAATATACAGTTTATACCATTTCATATAAATATCTAGCATCTTGCTTGTAAATGGGTTATAGAGCTCTTTGAAGATAAACCACGTTGGTTTGGAAGATTTGTATATTTTTTCTTTTAGCTTTTCAGTGGAATGATGGATTTTGTTTGCATGATAAGTGGCTAAAATATTTTTTTCTTGTAAATACTTCTTAAACATCTGACAATGATATTCTAAATCTCCTTCGGTTAACTGAGACCACGGAATACTTGGATACTTTGCCTCAAATTCTTTATCTGCTCTTTGTAGGACTCGAACATGAGATGCTACTCTTGCCTTCTTAGACGCACACAACGCTGTAATTAACTCAGTAATCCATAACTCTTCTTTTTGTTTAGAACGATCTTCCTTAGTTCTCTCTGCAAATAATAATGTAATATATTTATCAACTTGTTCAAGCATTGCCGTGTTTTCCACATCTTCTAAATAAATAATTAACAAGCGGTGTAGGAAATTTGTACGAATTGTTTCTCCTCGCGCAGGAGCTTCTTTGAATAAGTCAATTTCTCCTGCACAAAACAGGGCTTTGTCCGTTATTCCGCGACGAATATATTTTTGAATGCCTGATTTCATAAGATCACATGGAAACCCATTCCATGTGATCTCTTGACGAAAGGTATCTGATAACTTTGACATAATTCAACTTTAAAATTGTATTTTGTTAATTTCAATTTTTATTTATTAAATTTTAGGTGGAACTGGTTCAGTTAATGGTTTATTTTTAGGTTCTTTCTCATTAATGGGTTCTTGTTTTTTATTCTCCAATTCTTGAATGGTTGGTGGTAATGATTGCAATGGTGCTTTATTCGATGGTGCTTCCTTATTAGCGGGTGCTTCCTTATTAGCGGGTGCTTCCTTATTCGCGGGTGCTTTATTAGCGGGTGCTTCCTTATTTGCTGGTGCTTTATTCGCTGGTGCCTCTTTTTGCTTTTTATTCTCTAATTCTTGAATGGTTGGTGGTAACGGTGCTTCTTTAGGTTCTTCAACCTTCTTAGGTTTTACTATTACATGCATTTCTTTGATTTCTTTATCTAATTCTTCCTTACGAGATACAAACATACTATCGCCTTTTACCTTTTCATAATAAGGGAACGATTCATTTAAAGAATCAGTATATTTCTTCATAAGTTCCTGTAAAAATACATTCTCTATTTCTGCTTTTTCACCTTTAAGATAACGAAACGGATACATAAAAAAATTGTAAAAACTACTTTCAGATGTTTTTGTGCTTATAGGTAACATAGCAAATATTTTTGGCATTAATTTAATAGGCGGATTAGGTTTATCATCACGGTCTCTATTCAAATACTTTTCATATAATTTTCTTGCAGTATACAGTAAAGACATTACTACCGTCACATGTACAAATGAAGCACATAAAAACAATATCAATACAAAAAATACTACACGTACTCCTACAGGATAAACAATAAGGTCATTTGCTACCAGAGATGATAAATAAATGCATAATAATGGATATAGTACATATCGACAAAATAATAAAAAGTAATCATATAATTCGGTTAAAATTCTGTCTATATCTATTCCATTATCCGTAGTCTGCTTCAATGCTGCAATTGATTGTGGAGCTGAATCATAATCTTCTTTTACTTCTTTTACTTCTTTTACTTCATTCACTTCTTTTAGAGTTTGCTGTTTTTTTGCATATTCATTTGCATCATCGTCATTTACAGTTTTGTATATATAATACTTAATTTTATTCTGTAATCGTTTTAAGAAATCTGGAATATCGTCCATCCTATTGAAATGAAATGAATTAATATGTATATTTTTACAGTGCATATTTAAGACCACCCATACCAGAAGCAATTGTAACCCAATTTAAACTCTCAACATAAACACCAATATTGTACTGATAAAATGTATTAGCAGGTAAAGGGTATACATTTAAATCAATCTGCAATGATTTAATACGACTACTATTAATACTTCCTCGAGGTTGTGTAAGAGGTGATGATAATGAAAATGGATATACCAACATTTCAGGTGCAGGAATACCCGTCAAATATTTCCATGGTACTACCTGAGTAAAATACTGGTATGGTTTTTCCTCTTGTAATGGATTACCATCACCTAAAATTGCTAGTGTATTGATAACGGATCTCTGACCATTTACAATTAATTTACCTGTACTTGATGATAAATTAACAAATGCAGACCATCCACCATCATTTGGAATAAATGGTGCTTTTAGTGGATTAATCCAGTTCGTAAAATTCATAACTTGATTACGATATATAAGTGAATCTGAACGTCGTGGTAGTAATATAATTCGTTCAATTGGATTATGAACATCCAATTCAACAAATTGTCGTGTAGTAATACTATTAAATGAATAGGATGTAATCTGACGGACTAGATACTGCAATGATTCGGATGCAAATTGTGTGCGTTCTTCATCAGTAATATATACATACGTCATTTGAATTTGAGGATTAAGTGGCCATGTATTTAACAGAGGCTTTGGAACACCAATATCTGTTAGAAAATTATTAATAGTCACATCTGTTATATCGGATACACCCGTGTAATATACATTAAGTGGTTGTGATAAAACAGGTGATGAATTATACTGATATCCAGGCGCTACTTGATATCCATTTATATCAAGTACTCTATATAACTGATTAATTGGTCGTAATGTAATTTGAATTTCGCATTCATGCATTTGCAAGGAAACAAGTGGAAGCGCTTCAAATGTGGAATCTGAAAACCAGAATGGTAGCGGAACTTGAATCTGACGCCCCGCAATAGATGGGCGATTGATATTTGGTGGATTTGTGGTAGATCCATTAAGGCCATTGTTATTATATACTAATGGATACCCAGTACCTGTTGAACCACCACCATATGTTCCATTTGCAGGATCATATAAATCAGGAATATCACCAACAAGTGTCTGCCATTTCTTATAAGAAAACGCATCTAAATCGCATTGAGCACGAGCAATCATATAATCGCCATCATATTCTTGAATTTTTTGGCCACCTATGAAGAATGCAACATTCTGAATAATATGGCAACCTATGTTATTTACCCATGCAAAATTGTATTGAGCTGTGCGTGATTGTTGCTGTTGTAAATCAATATATTTACAGTAAATGTCTGGTAAATTAAATACAAAATATACATCGCGTACTAAATCAGCAATACGTTGAATTTTGAGTCGTAATTGAATAGGTTGATTATAGGAGAGGTCTTGTGCACCATCCATTGCAAATGATACGGATTCTTCAGCAAAATGACTATATTTTTTATAGGTTTTATAGAAGTAGGTAAAATCGGGATTGCCAGAAAGCAGGACATTTTGAGCACCGTATGCCACTAATGCAAATAGACCACCGCCTGGCATCACTAGTTTTGTAATAGTTAATATATAGATTCTTTATGCCGATAACTATGTATTAAGTATTTTAACAATTTATATAAGTTTATATACGATTTATATGATCCATATCTAATACGATTTTGACCACCATGTATCAGCTAAATATGGAGGAATATCATTCATATTAGATGAATCTATTTTAGAAGAAGGTCCACGATCCATCTCTTTTTGAATCTCTGCATAACACAGTGCATAATTAAAATTAGTAAGACGACTCAACATTCCTTTCATAGATCCAAATACTTGGAAGCCATCAACGTCGGTTGATGGAATCTGTGAATGATTCAATGAAATTCTACGTTGGCTAAAACAGATAACATCCTGATAATTCTGATATGCTACAAAACTATCAAATGACATTTTCTTAGATAAATTACCATTTATAAATATTTCTAAAGCATTATTTTTACAGATAACTGCAACATGTACCCATTTATTTAAAGGGATGTTTTCAATATCCACGAAATTATTCCATGTTTTAAATGTATTCATATACACGCGTAATGTATTTGTGTTTGAATGCATATAAACACCGGGTGCAAGAAGAGGAAATTGTGAAGAATAACCTTTGTGAAAGATATGCGTTAAACCCTTCTCATCTCTAAAACCAGATGGATCTACATTAATATAAAATGAATAGGTAAATTCAATTCCTGTTCGTTCATTCTCTGATAAATGTATTATTGGTTGTTCTGTTTTATTAGGATTTTGTGGAATGGTAATAGTTCTATTTTGTCCTATATACGTATTTGGCAATAACTCTACACGATTAATGGACAGGCGGTTAATATATTTGTATATAATCTCTGCAAACAATAATGCTAAATATAGTAAAATAACGATAATAAGAGGAAACATAAATTGCTGTATAATACCGGAATTTTCAGTTGCCCTATTATTTTGTCTTAATAGACTTGTATTTCCTATATTGGAAGCCATCTATTTATTAGAGTATTTATAATTAAGATACAGATATATGTATATTTGGTGCAAAATAATTAGATAATAAACCACCAATTGATGTAATAGGTTCAGGTCCAGCCATATAATTTTTATATACTTCTTCAGGATTTAAGGCAGTATCGTACATTATTGTATTTGCAATTTGTCCACCGAATCCACCATATTCTAAAACAGTAGCATTATAACCCTCATCTACTCTAAATGGCGCTGATAATACACATGAACGTGATAACTTACCATCAATATATACATCTACTGTTTTACCATTAACTGCAATAGAAATATTGACCCATCGCTGTAAGGGTAATTCGGGAATATCACATGTATGTAGATTATCTAATAATCCAGATTCAGTTTCTAGAGTATCCAATAGATTACGTGTACCAATCTCTAAATTCTCAGGTTGTACTGCAGATCCTGTGGAAGATGCTTGAGACGCTTGAGACGCTTGAGATGCTTGAGACGCTTGAGACGCTTGAGAAGTAGAACCCATTACCATAGCATTCTCTTTTGTATGCAATCTGACATATAATTTAGGATTATGTGCACCTAAATATACTCTAATTGTATCAAATTTATTTCCACCAATACGAATAATTGATTTGTTTTTTCCTGCACGATACGACCAATTTGATACATAAATCCAGGTTGAAACAGTAAATTCGCCACCTTCATACAGAGGTGCTAATTGCGTAGATGTAAATATGCTTGGTTTATCAACTTGAGCATTTTGTTTTCCTGTAAGCGGAAATGAATTATTCAGTTTGGGTCCAAACAAGTATTGATATAAATAATATAATCCCAATAGACCCAGAAAAATAATAAAAACAGGGATCATTCTTGCAATTGGAGATGAATTATTACTATTCGATTCCATGATTCTGACATATACACGGATTATTAGATATCATATTTATGCATAAGGTGTGCTCCATGTGTTCATAACATTTGACGGTGGCTGTGTAATAGTATTACATGATAATCCGGAAGGACACACTCCAAATAATTTTAGTGTAGGAAACGATGGAAATATATAATTATTCTCTAAAATACCATTGTTGGTATCAACATATACTAGACGTTGACGCTCTACTTCATTTGGTGTCATACGTCTGTTATTAACAATAACATGAATTACATTACCATCTAATTTCTCATTTCCAACTGATAATGCACTACTGATAACAACTGGGTAATTCGTAAGATGTTTTGATGCAACAATCTGATTATTGTAAATAACATCAAACCTGCGACCTTCGCGTAATATTGCAATAAATACCCATTTTTGTTTTGGAACTGCTGGTAATTCAACGTATTCAATATTAGATACACCTCCATTAGATGTCTTTACTTTTAGACGCGCTGATGTATCCTTTTTAGGTACTTGTGCAATTTCTAAAGACCAATTATTCTCTACTTGAATGAGCGGTACATACTCATTATTATGTACCACTGTACGATCCCCTGCATTCAATGCAAAGAATCCCATTACCGTAGAACCACCTGAGCCTAATATATTTGACTGAACTACATCAGGCATCATAATGTCTTTCTTTTTATTTAAAGGAGTCATCGTAGTTAACATATCTTTATTTTCAGAACTAACATTACTATAAATATAGTATACTACACCTGCAATTAGAATTATAATAAACATAATTTGAAATGGAGATATAGATTGTAAAAAAGACATTTGCGATGTCTGTTGTGGCTGTAATAGGTTTGCTCTTAACATCTTCTATTTTGCATGATGATAATTTTACATATTTAGTCTAATTTGTACAAGATGTAGATGATGGAATAGCTAATGCATTAAATGATGTAGCTGAAGCTAAAGCAGGTTTAGCTTCACGTATTTCAGGCGTAGATAGAATACGTGTCCATATTTTGAGATTCTGCATCTTTGCAATTGATAATTCACTATTACTAGCAGGCGCCAGATCACCTCCTACATCTTTCAATCCATTGTTTATTTTACGTGTTTTCATTAAGAATCCATTTATATATACTTCTAATGCATTTTGCATAACAACGATTCCTAGACGAAATGGCTCTTGAACTGGTATATTTTCAATAATTACATTCTCCATACCACCGCCAGCATTCATAACAGATACAACCATATCTGTTGTATCTGGCTGTAGAGCAACAACCAAGTTATAATTGGACATTGCTCCTATAATTTCTTTACTTGTGGGTGTTGCCTTTATAGATGTAGGGTCACCTCTTCTCAAGAGAATTCGTGAATATTGTGAAAATTGCAATGGATTTTGAATAAACATGTCAACTGTTAAGGAATAATCACAGTATGCGCTTTTAATTGGAAGATCATCATTCTTAATGACACCCATTGCTGGATATTTTCCAGAACCGTTCCAAAAAATAATTCCATCATCAAATCCAGGTACTGATATAATACCGGGAGCACCAGGCTGTAATGAATATATAGGTGTTACATAATAATGAATAAGAAGTGATAATACAATTACAACAATAATAATTCCAATAACATATGCTAAGATTCTACCAATACCATTTTGCATACCTATAGTTCCAGTTGTACTCATTGCTGCCGCTGTACTTGTTGCTCCAAATCCAAATGGATTAAATGAGCTTGCTTGTTGTGCCCTCATATTATTCATTCTTGGTACAGTTGTTCCACTGGTTCCAATAGTTCCAATAGTTCCACTGGTTCCACTGGTTCCAGTGGTTGCCATTCCTGTAATTCCAGATATGGATTGTCGTACATTATTAAATTGTCCTCTTAAATATTGCCCCCAATTTCGCTGTTGTTGCGGTTGCTGTTGTGGATTTACAGCCATCTTATCTATATAATATCTTTTTTACCTTATTTTACATTTTTTTACATTTTTTTAACATAATATAAAATACCACCACAAACAGATAGTACAGCTCCTCCCGTTAAAAATCCTCTTATAAATGAACGATGATCTACTTCATCTAAGTCCTGTTTTGTCCAAATGGGCGAACGATTACGTTCTCCCAATTTTTCATAGTATTTAATTACTTCTGTCTCAGTCCACTGTGGTTTATTTAATAGTTTATTGACTTTATTATGAATATCTATTGTCCATTTTAATAAATCCTCTTTTGAATCCAAAAATGGTGTAATAGGATTATTTACAAAATGCTCTTTATAATGCTCTCTACACACAGAACATGGTATAAGAAATGTAAGTGATTCGTAAAATTCTTTTGCACATTTTTTATCAGTATATGTTGGATGCTTCGCATATCCAAGCGCAACAATATGCATTGTATGCCAAAAAAATGGCCCCCAAACTATTGGTGGAAGATGCATTCTATTTACTGTTAGTTTCATTTACAGTATAAAGAAATCTCATGAAATATCAAATAATTATGAATCCTAACCGGATACGATATTGCACGAATTGTGGACTACATGGTCATCTATTTCGCAGATGTAATTTACCAGTTACAAGTTATGGAATAATTGCTATGAAATATGATGAATCTAATAATATTAAATTCCTTCTTATTCAACGTAAAGATTCACTGTCATTCATTGAATTTATTCGCGGAAAATATGAATATTCAGATGAAGAATATATTACAAATTTACTACATCATATGACAATTACAGAACAACAACGATTAATTAATAATACATTTGAACAGATATGGGAAAATATTTGGGGGAATGTATCTAATTTGCAGTCACATAGAAATGACTATAAAAAATCAGAAGAACGATTTATTCAATTACAGCCGCATCTTACTGAACTAATCCATAAATACCCATCTCCTTGGGCTGAGCCTGAATGGGGTTTTCCTAAAGGACGCCGCAATTCATATGAAAAAGACATTCATTGTGCTGTTCGTGAATTTGTAGAAGAGACTGGTATGAAAGATGATGAATTTATGATAGTTCATAATACAAAATCTATCTCTGAAACATATACTGGTTCAAATGGTATTCATTATTGCCATAAATACTATTTAGCTATATGTAAACCCGATGTGAATGTCAGTATAGATTATAATAATGTTCATATGACTCGTGAAATTGGTGATATTAAATGGTTTTCATTTAACAATGCTTTTGCAAAGATTCGTCCGGATAATATTGAAAAACGGGAGATTTTATTGAAAGCTAATAAAATTATGAGTCAATATCATTTAATAAATACTGAATAAGAATGTAAATATAATTGATTTTAATCAATTATATAATAGCATGGCTTCTGCTAATTCTAATTCTAATTCAAACAGTATAATTAGTCTTGGGCTAAGTGAGTCTGAAGAGCCTGATATAGAACCTGCTGCATCGGTTGAACCTGCTGCATCGGTTGAACCTGCTGCACCTGTTGCACCTGTTGCACCTGTTGAACCTGCGGAATCTGCTAATTCTAATTCAAACAGTATGATTAGTCTTGGGATAAATGAATCTGCTGTACCTGTTGTTGAACCTGTTGTTGAACCTGTTGTTGAACCTGTTGTTGAACCTGAAGCATCCGCTAATTCTAATTCAAACAGTATAAT